GAAACACAAAACTTTGAATACAAATTAAATGAATAGAGATATATTTGAAAGTGTAATAGATGTAGGTAGTGGTTTTATATTGGCTGTTCTTATACAGTTATTAATATTTCCATTATTTGATTTACACCCTACCATATTTGATAGTATGGGTATTGCTTTAATATTTACCGTAGTGTCAATGACAAGGTCAGCATTATGGCGTAGATACTTTAGAAGGAATAGAAATGTATGATGGATTTTCAGTATATAAAACTTACTTGGCCGTCAAGTTACATTTTACTTCGGCTTCATATGATTATCATAAGTATGAAGGCAAAATCAATGCGAAACTGGATACATTTACAAGCAGGAATGATAGGTACTTTTTTCATAAACTTAGTAAACAGTATAAAGAAGATGAAATACTTGATTTCTTTGTGGCTAATTTCGCAAAAGATGATAAGAAATGGGTAAAGAGTTTATTAGAAAATGATGGCAAAGGGAACTATTTGGAGTATCGAAAGTATAAAGAATCGGTTAGTTATCACTTTCGAAGCGATTGTAGCCTACTCTATGATAACATTGGGGGCGATATGGCTAGGTTTAATGATGTGTTACTCGTACATAATGGACAACATCCTACAATGTTACGATTACTTCTTCAAAGGAAAATTAACATCCAGTCCGCCATCATTCTTGATTCAGTTTTATCGTATAGTAAAAATTGGTCTAAAGATATTACTGAAAAAATTGTATGGCCTAAAATCGCATTTAAGATGGCCAAGTTAAAAGGTTTTGTTAAATATAATGAAACAGAGTGTAAACTAATAATGAAGGAGATATTTGTATGAACGCAATAAAAGATTTTTGGTTATCATCTTATCAATCGGATAAGGTGGCATTTTATTACGAAATGGCAAGTTTCATTTTTATACTTGTTGCAAGTATGACTATGGCCATCACAGCAGATAATCCAGATATGAGATACATATATCCTGGTTACTTCATTGGAAGTTTGACAGCCGTATATGCACACTATCGTAGAAAGTTGGCATGGCCTACAATGTTAGTAGGTTATTTTACAATCGTAAATGTGTTTGGTTGGACAGTAGCAATGGGGTGGTTTTGAAAAGAGTTTTTTGTATAGGCAATGGTGAAAGTAGAAAAGGTTTTGACTTATCAAAGTTAAGACAGTTTGGTAACATTTATGGTTGCAATGCATTATATAGAGACTTTATGCCAGATGTGTTAACTGCTGTTGACCATGGTATTATGCATGAGATATATCATGCTGGTGTAGCACAAAAGATACCTTGTTATTTTAGAGATTGGACTAAAGTGCCTGCTATGACATATGAACCAATGATATATGGTGGTATGGAAAAGTTAGAAGCCGACAATCATCTAAAAGAAATATTAGTTTCAAATGAAAGAAACAATGCACAAGAATATGTTATGCATGGTGCTAAACTATCTGGTATTGTTGACATGATAAAAAGAAACGGTGAGAAATATAAAAAGAATATTAATAACGCAACCATCAAAGTATCATGGATACAGGATCCAGATTACTCACACTCTTTGACGGACATAAGTGTAGAAAATAATGGTAAAGGTGCAAAAAGAGATTTTGGTTGGGCTTGTGGTGCTAGTAGTGGTTATGTTGCAATACATAGAGAACAACCTACAGAGGTTTATATGATTGGACATGATATTAACAGTACCAATAATCATGTCAACAATCTATATAAGAGTACCAAACATTATGTCGCACAAGAGAACGGACCTACGCCTGGTGTGAACTGGATAAGACAATGGAAGACATTGTTTGATTGGTACCCTAATATCAAATTTTATAAAATTAACAGATTTAATGACGGCCGTGATAAGGTCAATGGTCCTATTTCTGAATGGGACGGTAAACAAAATTTAATATACGCTGATTATTCCACGCTTGACAATCTAGCGTAATTGGTGTATATTAATAAACAATGCAAAAGAGAATTAATTACTCTCTTTTTATAGTGCAAGGAAGAGGCTGTTACCAGACAGCCGAACTTGACAACTTAGAGGTGGTACTCAGGCATGGTACTAGAAATAGGCTGTGTCACATCACTCTACCGAGTGGAAGTTGGTTCTTGGCGCATTAGAACAGGTATCTGTGTCGCTGAGTTGAGGGTGAACCCAAGTCCCTCCTATTTCGCATATGTTAACTAATAGGAATAATTATGTATATTAAAAAGCACACATTTAAATTTAGAACTGGTGATACAGATGAAAAAGGCGGCTGTACTTTTATCGGCGGTTCATGGATAGATAAAACAACAGACGAATTATTTAACAATAGAAAAATTGTATTGTTTAGTTTGCCTGGTGCGTTTACACCGACATGTTCAGGTGAAGAGTTACCAAGTTATGATAGAATGTACCAAGACTTTAAATCAAAAGGTATAGATGATGTATATTGTGTGTCAGTTAATGACGCCTTTGTAATGAATGCTTGGGCAAGAGATTTAGAAATTAAAAATGTTAAAATGATACCAGATGGTTGTGGTACATTTACAAGTAATATGGGTATGTTGGTTGCAAAACCAAAACAAGGCTTTGGTATGAGGTCTTGGCGATATGCAGCTATTGTAAATGATGGTGTAGTAGAAAAGATTTTTGAAGAACCGGGTTTTAACAATTTTTCAGATGATGATGACCCTTATATAGAATCAACACCTGAAAATGTAATGAATTATTTAAATGAGAAGTAAAACTCTTATAAATAATACTGAAGCCGTTAATACAGGCTACACGAAAACAACGAATATGTTAATACAAGGAGAATACATATGGATTTTGAATCATTAAAACAATCGTCAAGTAACTTTGACGCAATCACAAAAGCTCTGGAAACAAAACTTGCTCCAGAAGACCAATCAAACAAAAACAAATACCAAGATGACAGGTTGTGGAAACCTGAACTTGACAAAACAGGTAACGGCTATGCTGTTATTCGTTTTCTACCTGCCTCTAATGGTGAAGAAATGCCATGGCAAAGAGTATGGTCACATGCCTTTCAAGACAAAGGTGGTTGGTATATTGAAAACTCATTAACAACTCTTAATCAAAAAGACCCGGTGTCTGAAGAGAATACAAGACTTTGGAATACTGGTGTTGATAGTGACAAAGAGATTGCTAGAAAGCGTAAGAGAAAATTATCTTACTATTCTAACATCTATGTTGTTAGTGACCCAAAACATCCTGAAAATGAGGGTAAAGTTTTCTTGTTTAAGTTTGGTAAAAAAATCTTTGATAAGATTACTGAAGCAATGCAACCAGCTTTTGAAGATGAACAAGCAATTAACCCATTTGATTTTTGGAAAGGTGCAAACTTTAAACTAAAAATCAGAAAAGTTGATGGTTATTGGAACTATGACAAATCTGAATTTGAGGGTGTATCGCAAGTGAAAGAGTCAGATGACGAAATCAAAGCGATATGGGAAAAACAATACCCTCTAAAAGCATTTGTTGACCCTAGTAATTTTAAGACCTATGACGAACTCAAAGAGAAACTGAATAGGGTAATTACGGGTACGCAAAGCACGGCAACAGTAGATACTGTAGACCTCCCACCACAGACTACAACTTCCGTGGAAATGCCAAAGGTAAGCGAATCTAAGCCTGCTAGTGACGAGGATGATACCCTCGACTACTTTAGTAAATTAGCAGACGAAGATTAATCCTTTCTCTCTCTTTACCGAAAGCATTGACCCTTAGCGAGAAATCGCTAAGGGTTTTCTTATAAATAGTGGTATGGCAATTGATATATTTGAACCACTAAAAGATTTACAAGGTAACAAACAAAAGGGTGCTAATTGGTACAGAAATGCTGTATCACTTATTGCAGATAGAACTAGCCCTAGTGAGTTGTTTGCCTCAGGTAAATTATTAGGTAGACCTAGTGCTGGTCGTATGAGTATGTTCTTCTATGACCCTAAAACAAAAGCACGATTACCATATTATGACACATTCCCTTTAGTATTACCTATAGAACCAGCGAAAGGTGGTTTTATTGGTTTAAATTTTCATTATTTGCCTTATGGTGCTAGATTTGCATTTTTACAACAATTACAATCATATGCTAGTAATGCAAAGTTTGACCAATCAACAAAAATTCAAGCTTCATATAACTCAATAAAGAACAATAAATATACAAAAGCAAGTATTAAGAGATATTTGTACTCTCATGTAAGGTCAAACTTTTTAAGAGTAGATGTAAACGAGATGGCATTAGCAGCTTATTTACCAGTAGCACAGTTTCAAGGTGCAACAATTGGTTCTGTTTTTGCAAAAAGTAGGAAAACATTTTAATGGCAAAATTAGGCGACCCAACAGATTTCAGTTATCGAGTTAAAAAGGTAACAAAAGTGGTAGACGGTGATACTATAGATGTAACACTTGATATGGGATTTGATATTCTATATCAACAAAGAGTTAGACTATTTGGTATTGATACACCAGAATCAAGAACTAGAGATAAAGTAGAAAAGAAATATGGTTTACTATCTAAAAAATTTCTACAAGAACAATTAAAGAATGCTAATAAAGTTAGTATTAAAACTTACAAAGGTGATGAAACAGGTAAGTTTGGTAGAATACTAGGTGATGTTTTTATTGATGGCAAATCAGTTAACAGTTTGATGTGTCAAAAAGGACATGCAGTAGAATATTATGGTCAAAGTAAAGATGATGTTGAAGCTGCACATTTAAAAAACAGAAAAAGGCATAAAGTATAATGGCAATATTACGAGGTGGTAGAAGAATATTCGGTCAAGATATTAGAATAGGTTTACCTAGAGATAGGTCACTTGTTGATGTTGCAAAAGACCCTAGATTACAGAGAAGACCTGGTGGTTCAGGTACTATCAATAGGTTTTTAGCACAAGTTAATCAAGGTGAGGGTTTTGCTAGAACTAATAGATATATTGTAAGAATTAATCCACCAGCAAGAGTGTTTGATAATCCTTATGCAGGTGATTTTGACATGACACCTGGTAATAATGATTTAGAAAGTAAAACACTAATTGAAAATATTGATATGATGTGTAACAAAGTTACCATGCCAAATAGAGATGTCAATACAGCCACAAATAGAACTTACGGTCCAGCAAGAAGAATGCCTTATGCTTACACTTATAGTGGTGAATTAGAAGTATCATTTTATGGTGATAAATTTTTAAGACAACGATTATTTTTTGAAAATTGGC